CCTTTTTTCGCACAAACCAAAAAATTTGAAATTCGGTGAGGTGAGAAATATTCCAGAAAAAAAGGACGTTTACCGGAATGAAGTCACGAGATTGCAGGAGATCTTCCAAAAGGTCGACCCGGAAAAAGCGGCTCTTGTGGATGGACTTATTCATGACGCGGCCTTTTTGAAAGCAGAGAATTACGAGTTGCGCAACCGCATGGAAGGAACCGGAATGGTTGAATTCCATCCTACGAATCCACGGCTCCAGCGGACGGTAGAAGCTGCAAAGCAGTACCTGAAAAACGTGAATGCATATGCGGTAATCGTCAAAACGCTGAATGGCGTTCTGATGAAGGACGTGATTGAGGATGAAGACGAATTTGACAAATTCCTCCGCGAACGTCAGGCGGAGTAACTACCTCCTGCAATACAAGGCTGCCATTGATCGCGGGGAGATCGTAGCCGGCCGGGAAATGATTCAACTCTTGGAGAATTTGATCGAGGATTTGGACAACCCGGACTATATTTACGATACTTCGGATGCGGATTTTCGAATCGAATTTATCGAAAACTTCTGCAAGCATACGAAAAGCCCATTTTACGGCATGCCTTTTATCTTGGAGTTATGGGAAAAGGCGTTCATTGAAGTGTTCTACAGCTTCAAGTGGTCGGACGATGGATACCGCAAATATTACGAAGAAGACCCGCCGAAGCCGAAGCTTCGCCGGTTTAAAAAGTCGATACTGTTGATCGCCCGGAAAAATGGGAAGTCGACTTTATGCGCGGCCATATGCTTGACCGAACTCATGGTCGGTACTGGCGGAAATGACATTGTCTGTTCATCCAATGATGATAGCCAAGCCGATTTAATTTTCGGCGAGGTCAACAACATGCGAGAACAGTTTGATCCGAAAGGCAAGCGGACGCACAAGAATCTGCGCGGCATTTACAATCTGAAAAACAAAAGTCGCCTCTTTAAGATCTCCGACAAAACCCGGAATAAAGAGGGCCGCAACATCGACGGAGCCATCTTGGACGAATCGCATGAGATGAAGGACAACGTCATTGCGAAATCGATTGACCAGTCTCAGTCTACCAAAGACGAGCCGTGGTTCATTAATATCACGACAGAGGGATTCGTCAACGACGGATATTTGGACCAGGAGCTAAAGTATGCACGGCAGGTACTTGCCAGGGAGACTGACGACGCTACGCTGCTGCCGTGGCTGTATTCGCAGGACAGCGAGCAGGAAATATGGCAGGATCCAAGGAGCTGGCAGAAATCCAACCCCAGCCTTGGCGCGATTAAAAAAGTCAAATACATCAAGGACCAGATCCGCAAGGCCCAGCGCGACAAGGCCGAGCGGGTTTTTATGTTGTCCAAAGACTTCAACATCAAATCGAACAATGCCGCGGCCTGGCTGCTTGCAGAGGAAATCAAGAATGAAGAAACATTCGATCTTGAACTCTTCCGCGGCGCTTTCGCGATCGGCGGCGTCGACCTTTCGAAGTCTGGAGACCTTGCCTGCGCGCGGCTTCTCTTTCTCCGAAACGGGAAAAAGTTCACGCATTCCCACTATTTCATTCCTGAATCCAAGTTATCGCAGCTGCCGCGCGAAGACCTGCCGAAGTTCCAGGAATGGATCAGGAAAGGGCGGATCACCATTAGCGACGGTAACGAAAATGATTTTCGCCATGTAACCGCCTGGTTTGTTCGAATGGTCAAAGATCACGGGATCAAGGTATATAAGGTCGGTTACGACAAATGGTCTGCGGTGTACTGGGTGAAGGAAATGGAGGAAACGGGATTTGATATGGTCCGAGTCGTTCAGGACTGGGCTCCAATGAGTGAGCCGATGAAATTGGTTGAAGCCGATTTGCGGAGCAAACTGCTGGTCTACAATGACGATCCGCTCGACCGCTGGTGTCTTGAAAATACATCGATCGCAGTCAATAACAAGCTGGAGCAAATGCCGGTGAAAATTCAAGGAAAAGACGACAAGAAAATCGACGGCGCGGTAACTATGATCATTTGTTATCGGGTCTACATGGACAATCGCAGCGAATTTATTGAGCTGGCAAAGAGAGGAGCGTAACCGCGTGGCCTTACTGGATATTTTTAAACGGGCTGCGGCCGCGAAGAGAGAAGCGAGGCATCTTAGAATGATGAACGGTATGCTGCCGGTGTTCAGCCAGTTTGGGCAGAACATCTACGCATCCGATATCGTGCAGGAATGCATCGATGTAATCGCGAGCGAGATAAGCAAGCTGCTGCCGCGGCACATTCGAACGACCTCAAGCGGGTTGCAGGAGACACCGCGCGGAAATATCAATCGTCTGTTCCGATTTGCGCCGAATCCGCTCATGACTGTGAGCGAGTTCCTGGAAAAAATGACATGGCTGCTGATGATGAATTACAACGCTTTTGTCATCCCGATCTTTGATTCGGATTATTCCAGCGGCGTGGAAAGACGCATCTATCGCGCTTTCTATCCCATCAACCCAAGTCGTGTGGAATTTCTGCAAGATCCTGCGGAAGAGCTGCTGATTCGCTTTTATTTTGAATCTGGAGCGAACTTCACGTTTCGTTATGCTGATGTCATCCATATTCGAAAGAAATATTCCGTAAACGAGCTGATGGGTGGCGGCGCGAGCGGGCAGCCCGATAATTCGGCACTCCTGAAGAAGCTGCAAATCAATCATTCCATCATGCAGGGACTCGATCGGGCGGTTAAAATCAATGCTGCCATCCAAGCGATTGTCAAAATTAACACGCTCACAGATGAAGCCGGGCAGCGAGCGGAGCGGGAGAGGTTCGAGAGGCTGATAGCATCCGGCGAAAGCGGCATTCTTCCGGTTGATCTTAGGGGGGAATACGTTCCGATCGACAAGAGCGCCGTAAGGTTCATCGACAAGGACACGCTTGCTTTTCTTGAAAGCTCGATATTGAACTGGTTCGGCGTTTCTCTCCCGATCCTGACCGGTGACTATACGGACGAACAGTACCAAGCGTTCTACGAGAAAACTCTTGAGCCGCTCGTTATCCGGTTCGGACAGACGTTCTCCAAAACGATATTCACGGATCGCGAACTGGATGTCGGAAACGAAATCGTGTTTTATCAACGCGACATGAATTACCTGAGTACGAATGCAAAGCTCCTCCTGCTGAAAACGGCTGGCGAGCAAGGTCTTCTCTCAGACAATCAGAAGCTGGCACTGCTCGGCTATCCTCCTGTCGAAGGCGGCGACCGCCGAACGCAATCGCTTAATTATATCGATGTGAATCTGGTCAACAGGTACCAGCTTCAGGAAAAATCCAAAAAGGCGGTGAAGGAAGAAGATGAAGAGTAAGCTGCCGGAACTGATGACGCGGGAAAAGCGCTCGTTCGTTTATCCCGATTTAAGGGCGGAGTCCGAGGGCGGGATCATTCAGGGGCATGCGGCGGTGTTTGGTGAACGAACCAACATTGGAGGATGGTTTGAGGAGATTATCGAGAGATCCGCATTCGACAATACGGATTTCCGTGATGTCGTCTTGACCGTCAACCACAACCTGCAGAGCATACCGCTTGCCCGCAGCCGAAACAACAACGCGAATTCCACGCTGCAGCTTTCGGTTGACGATAAAGGCTTGTTTACGAAGGCCGTACTGGACACCGAGAATAACACCGAGGCAAGGGCGCTGCATTCGTCGGTTGCCCGTCAGGACATCAATGGGATGTCCTTTATTTTTTTCATCCGAGATGCGAAGTGGGAAAACCTCGACAGCGATTTGCCGCTGCGTCGCATTCTGGACATTGCAAGGGTTATTGAGGTTTCTGCGGTATCCTTCCCGGCTTATGGCGGGACTGATATAAATGCTCGTGACGAGCAGGCGCTGGAGAGCGCCCTCGCCGCACTGGAGAGTGCGCGATCCGAACTGGCGAGTTCGAATAGCGAGCTTGAGTTAATCAAAGCAAAATTAAAACTACTTTAATCCGGAGGCGATCGATCAATGAAAGACTGGCTGAAGAAGTTACTGAAAAAGAAAGAAGAAGCACGTGCAGCTCTGCAAGATAAGGGCGATAAGAGCGATAAGATTGAGGAAGTTCGCTCGATCATCGCACAAGTGAAAGACCTCGATCAAGAAATCGCCGAGCTGCGATCGCAAATCGATTCGCTGCCGGACGAGCCTATCGCCGGTGGTGCAACGCAACCAGCGGAAGGCCGCGGGCAACAGCCTGGATCGAGTTCGGGTGCAGGTGTTCCGCCCGTAGTTGCGGCATCCTTCGGGCTTGGCCAGCCGGATCAACGTCAAGCCGATCCGGTCGATAAGTTTTCGACGCTCGAATACCGGAAAGCGTTTATGCACTTCGCCAAGACAGGTGAAATGCAGCCTGAAATGCGCAGCGTAATGGCAGAGTTCCGGGCCAATGCGATGACTACAGTATCGGATGTTTCTGCCGTGGTTCCGACGACAATTTTGAATGAAGTCATCAAAAAAATGACCGTGTACGGTCAGGTATTCAGCCGCGTACGCAAGCTTAATATTCGCGGCGGCGTGGATATCCCGATTCTATCTCTGAAACCCGTTGCCACCTGGATCGGCGAAACACCGACATCGGACAAGCAAAAAGTGCAGGCCAACACCAAAGTTTCTTTCAGCTACTATGGGTTGGAATGCAAAGTGTCGATTTCGCTTCTCGCCGATACCGTTACGCTGGAAGGCTTCGAGAGCGTCATTATCGATCTGATCGTCGAAGCCATGGTTAAGGCGGTTGAGTTGGCTGTAGTTAAAGGCGACGGCGTAGGAAAGCCGAAAGGCATCACGGTCGATAACCGCGTGCCTGCGGCACAGGTCGTGTCGATGACACCTGCAGAGTTTGCCGATTGGGAACAGTGGGCGAAAAAGGTTTTTGCGAAGATGCCCCTCGCCTATAAAGCAGGAGCTACATTCCTGATGGCTTCCGGAACGTTTGAAGGGTATATCAACGGCATGGTCGATGCCAACGGCCAGCCGATCGGCCGTGTAAACTACGGAATAACGGACGGCCCGCAGGGACGTTTTGGCGGAAAAGAGGTCATTGAGGTGGAGGATGACGTCATCACGCCATATGCGGATGCAGCGACGAACGATGTTGTAGCAATCCTCTGCAATCTGAGCAACTATGGATTCAACAGCAACATGTCGATGACCATGTTCCGCTATTTTGACCACGATACAAACGAATATGTCGATAAGGCGATTCTGATCGGCGACGGGAAGCTGATCGATCCGAACGGAGTCGTCATCATCAAGAAGGGCGCAGCAGTCTAGTAACGGCGGGGCCGATCAGGCCCCCTCAGAAAGGGTGGTTCGATGACCAGGGCAAAGGCAAAGCAGGTTGAAGGCGCCAAGCTTATCAACCAAGCAGGCGAAACGGTTCTGCTGTTCAAATGTACGGTACCTCTGAACGAAGAGGAACATGAAATCCTTGCAAATAAGGTGCGAATGGAGCAGGAGCACAGCGGCATCAAGATTATTCTTGTACCTTATAGCGTTGATCCGACTGTAACCGAACAAGCAATCGAGCCGGCAGAAGCGGTGGCGACACAGGACAGCAAAGGGCATGGCCCGAACAGTGATCCTGATCTGGCCGGTGAGGGAAATGCCTGAACTGCTGGAAGCATGCAAGAGTGGGCTTAATATTCCTTTATCCAGCACGGCATTTGACGCCGTCCTGACGCAGAAGCTGCTGGCCGTGAAGGGATACATGAAGGGAGCCGGCGTTTCAGACGAAATGCTGTCCAGCGACTTGGCGATCGGAGTGATCGTCATGGGGGTCTGCGATATTTGGAATATTAACAGCGGGGAAACGAAATTTTCCCCGGTGTTCCATACGCTATTGACGCAGCTTATGGTATCCAGCCTGCCGAAAGAAGGTTCTGGCTCATGAGGTTATCAGAGGTCGTGCATCTCGTCGGGCTCATATATGTCAGTTCTTCTATTACCGGGATTGATACGATCATTGAGGGAGAGCCTAGGGAATCACTTGCCGAAAAGAGATCAATTCGACAGTCCGAATTTTATGAAGCCATTGGAAACGCACTCCGGCCGACCGCGACATTCGTTATTTGGGTCGATGAATATCGGGGGGAACCCCGTCTCATCCATGATGGCATCACCTACGAGATCATTCGGACCTTTGAAATAAAAAATCGGAAATTGGAACTGGTATGCCAATCTCTTGATGATGTGCAGACAAACCTTTCACGTCTTCGTGACACGGTCGAGATCTGGCATATCGCGCTCACAGAAAACAGCATGGGCGAGGTTTCGCCGGCTGCGGAGCGGCTCTATACGGTGCCGGCCCAAGTTCAGTACAAGGGCGGCGGAACAACCGGCACGGAGGACGCGATCGAGACGATTAACGACCTGACCGTCATCATTCGCTATAAGGAGGGCATCACGCCGGACATGTTCCTGATGATCGATGGCGTGCGGCATGATATCCGCTACATCGAAGATCCATATAACCGGCATGAAACGCTCGTTCTGCAGGTGGAAAGGGTGACTCTGTAATGCTGACACGTGCCCAGCTCAATAAAGCGGTGAACGACCGGTTAAAAGCGGAATTCCCGGCTATTCCGATTCAAAGCAGCGATGTGGAAGAAGGCTTTCAGCGGCCTTCTTTTTTCGTTCAAATCGAAACAAACCGGACAGAGGATTTCCATCGTTATGTTTTCCGGGAGATGACCTGCCGCATTCTTTATTTCCCGCGGGACCGCCACCTCATGAAGGAGGAAGCCTACGATGTACAGGACCGGCTGGAGAAGCTGTTTGGCCTGAACATCGGCGTAAACGGGAGGACGCTCACGATTAACGGTGCGGAGACGGTGGTCGTCGATAAAGTGGTCCATTACGATTTCGATTTCAACTTCTACGACGAGCCTGCGGATTCCTCCGGTGATGTGGGGGAACCGATGGAGGAGCTGAATTACGGTGGCTGACTTTGACATTGATATGCGGCAGCTGGAGATATTTGCGCAGGAGCTGGAGGACTTGGAAAGGCAATTCCCCAAGGAGGCCAGGCAGATCATGCTTCGATCTGGTATCAAGGCGAAGGCCATCGTTATGAAGAAGGCGCGGCAGTTGGTACGCAAGAAAACGGGGACGTATTTAAAGTCGATCAAGCGCGGTAAAGTCTGGACCGAAGAGGGCTCATATAGGGTCAGGGTGTATACGGGTGTACCGCATGGACATTTGATCGAATACGGCCACCGAATCGTAGATAAGTCGGGGAACGAACACGGATTCAAGGAAGGGTATCATGTGTTCGATCGTGCAGAAAAAGAGATTGAACATCAATGGACCGAGATTCTTGCAGGCGAGTTTGACCGGATCATGAAGAAAATATGAAAGGGTTGATGGTATGGGCTTGCCCCAAATTAACATCAGTTTCTCCTCACTGGCATCGTCGGCCATTGTCCGCAGCAGCCGCGGCATTGTCGCGCTCATTTTGAAAGACGACACGGGCGCGTTTGACACCAAAGAATACCGGTCCATCGCGGAAGTAGAAGCGGCCGACTGGACGGCGGCCAATCTGGCGTTTATTAAGCAGGCGTTTCTCGGCGTACCGTCCAAGGTGATTATCGAACGGCTGGATGCCGATGCGACAAGCTATAACGCGGCACTGCTGCGGCTGGGCGGAAAACGTTGGAACTACCTTGCTGTGCCCGGTATTCAAACGGCTGATGTTGAAACGATTGCCACGCAGGTGAAGACATGGCGCAGCAGCAAGAAACCGTTCAAGGTTGTGCTGCCCGACAGTACATCCGATCATGAGGGCATTATCAATTTCGCAACGAGCGGAATCGTCGTCGGTGGGACCACTTACAGCGCTGCCGATTACGCGGCGCGGATTGCCGGCATCTTGGCTGGCCTGCCGCTGACACGCAGCGCGACGTATTACGAGCTGCCGGAGGTGGAGGCGATCACGGAAAGTGCGGATCCGGATGCCGACATTGACGACGGGAAACTCATTCTGATTAACGATGACGGGAAGATCAAGATCGGCCGCGGCGTAAATTCGCTGACGACGCTCACATCGGGCAAACGAGCGGACTTCAAGAAGATCAAGATCATTGAAGGGCATGACCTGGTGCAGGAAGACATTACGCGAACGTTTAATGATGAGTATGTCGGCAAAGTGAATAACAGCTACGATAACCAGGTTCTCTTCATCACATCCATTAACGCGTATTTGCGCGGGCTTGCCGGAGACGTTCTCGATCCGTCCAGCGATAACGTTGTCGGGGTGGATGTGGCCGCACAGCGCCAGGCATGGGAAGATATCGGGACGGATACGAGCGAGTGGGATGATCAGAAGGTCAAGGAAACGAGTTTCCAATCGAAAGTATTCTTATCCGGTACGCTCAAGTTTCTCGATGCCGTGGAGGACTTGGAATTTAAAATTTCTGTGTAAAGGCAGGCGGTTTGGGTGAAAGCCAGTAACGTCATTAACGGCACCTATGGCCGGGTTTGGGTCGACGGTGAATTGTGGGCAGAGGTGGACAGCTTCGAAGCCAAAGTCACGGTGACATATGAAGACGTGAATTTCGCTGGGGACGGTGCTACTCATAAGAAGGGCACCGGTTGGACGGGTGAAGGCAGCATGACGATCAAAAAGATTTACTCCCGTGTTCAGCGGGCGATGGCGGATAACGTCCGCAAAGGGATGTATCCGCGCCTTGAAATCGTCGGCAAGGTGCAAGACCCCGATGCATTCGGCGCGGAGCGAGTTGCGCTGCATGATGTCACGGTCAATGAATTCATGTTGATGAAGTTCGAACAAAAGACGATTGGCAACGAAGAAATCCCTTTTGCGTTCAGCGATTACGAAATGATCGATACCATTGCACCGCAATAAATAACACATCACAAAACGGAGGATGAACAAACATGAGCAGTAAAAAATTAACGGTCGCAGACCTGATTGCGCAAAAAGATCAGCTGAAAAATAAAAAGCAGCGGACGCAGCCGCTTTTTGTGGAATCGCTGGATTCGGAGATTGTCATTCGAGAGCCGGACCCGGCCGTCGCGATTGAAGCGGTTGAAATGGCGCAGGACCCGGAGAAAAGCAGTCTGGCGGACGCGTATGTCGTTTACCATACGGTGGTCGAACCGAACTTGAAGGACGGCGAGCTGCAAAAAGCGTACGGCTGCGCCGAGCCGACGGATATCGTCAAGTACATCTTCCGGCCCGGCGAAATTACGGCCATTAGCGGCCATGCGCTGCAGCTCGCGGGATACGGCAGCGGCGTAAGAAAGATCAACCAGGATTTAAAAAACTGATCCAGTCCGACAGTGATCTGTACATGCTTCATCACTATGTGCAGCGGGGACACTCACTGTCGGACTTGCTGAGTTTGGATGCCGCGTCGAATCACTTTATGAAAGTGTCGATGCTGCTGTATTACGAAGAGGAAGCCAAGCGGGCGAGGAGCGAATAACGCTCCTCTTTTTTTGCTGAAGGGCAGGTGGTACGAAGTTGAGCGCTGGCGTCGTCTCTAAAACCATGGTGCTGCGAGACGGTGTATCCTCGCCTTTAAACAAGATCAACCGGGGGACCGTTGAGTACAAAAAGAGTCTGCGGGAGCTCAAGGAAGTTGCTAACAGCGCGTGGTCGGGTATCAAGACCGGCGCGATCACCGCGGCTACAGCGTTTGGAACGGTTGGGGCCGGCGTCGTTGGTCTCGGCCTTAAAACAAATGCAGTGCTGGAGACGGCGGGCAAATCGTTTGACATTTTGCTCGGGTCTACCGAAAAGGCCAATCAAATGGTTTCCGACTTGCAATCGCTCGCAGCCAAATCACCGTTTGAATTCAGCGGGTTGCAGGATGCCGCCAAGACGATGATCGGCATGGGGTTTGCGGGGAATCAGGTCATCCCGATGCTGCACAGTCTTGGCGACGCTGTGGCTGCTGTAGGCGGCGATACGGAGCAAATGAAGGGGATTGCCCTGGCGATTGGTCAAATCCAGTCGAAGGGCAAATTGAGCGCCGAGGAAGTCAACCAGCTGGCGGAGCGGGGCATCCCGGCTTGGCAGCTCTTATCGAAAGAGATGGGCAAATCCACCGCGGAAGTCATGAAGCTCGCCGAGAATGGGGAACTGCTCTCCGATCAAGTCATCCCGACGCTGATGAAGGGGCTAAACGATCGTTTCGGCGGGTCGATGGAGAAGATGTCCGATACGTTCACGTATACGATCGCCAACATCAAAGAAACGGCTACGATGGGACTTGCGGGCGTGACCAAACCGCTGTTCGAGGAGATCCGAAAGGACCTGCAGGGAGTTCAGGGCGCGCTATCCGGGGACAGCGCCAGAACCTGGGGCGAACAATTCTCCGGCGCGCTGATGAGTGTTTATAGCGGAGCGAAGGCAGTCGCCGGCGTATTATTCTCGATCACGGATTTTGTCGTGAATCACTGGGGGACAATCGGCCCGATCGTTTATGGCGTGACTGCCGCGTTCGCGGCTTACGGGGTGGGGTTATTAGCGGTAAGAGCCTGGACGCTGGCGACTACAGCCGCAACATGGCTGATGGCGACGGCGCAGCTCGGGCTCGGGGCCGCCATCCGTGCGAATCCTATCGGGTTCCTGCTGACGCTGCTCGGTCTGCTGGTGGCAGCCGGCACATACGTCATCCAGAACTGGGAACAGGTCAAGCTCTACGGCATGTCGCTGTGGAACAGCGTGGTCGGCGCTGCACAGTGGGCGGTCAACCATTATATAAACTTCGCAAACTTCATGTTGCAGGTCTATAAATTTGCATGGGACAGTATAGAGTTTGCCGGAAAATCGATCTGGAACGGCATTATATCCGCCGGGGAAGCGGGCGTCAACGGCGTGATCAGCCTGATCAATCACATGGTTGATCAAGCCACGGAGGGCATCAATACGCTGATCCGCGGGACAAATAAAGTTTCAAACAAGCTCGGGTTCGGCGATGTCATGAAGGAGGTCTCGTTCGGCAGACTGAACAAAGTCAATTTCGACGGCGTGAAGGCCACCGTGGAAAAGCCGAAATGGGACAGCGATTTTAAAGTCATTCCGCAGGTCGATTTCAGTGGAGCGAAGTTCTCCGAAGACAGCATCATGGCGCAAACACAAAAGGCGCAAGCGGAGCGAAACAAGAAGAACGCTGAGAAAGACAAACAAGTGACATCTTCAATGGACGGATTAGCGGATGCGCTCAACCAAAATACCAATGCGGTCGGGGCCAATACGTCTGCCACCAAAGACAACACGGCCAAGCTCAAAGATAATAGCTCGCCGCTTGATATCTCCGATTCCTTGCTGAGCCGCATCGAAAGACATTTATATGCAACTTAGGGAGGGACAGGGATGATCCAGGTATTTCTTTCGATCAACAATAACGAAGAGGTCGTGCAGCTTCCTGTCCCGCCTGAGGAATATTTCATATCGAGTCCTTGGAAAAACGAGCAGGTAAGTGGGCTCCAGCAGGCGCTAAACGTTATCGGACTGCGAGGGCTGCGCACGGTCGAGATTACATCGTTCTTCCCTGCAGAGGGCCATAACTATCCGTTTTTGCAAAACCGCGATTTATGGGGGATGGCTTACGTGGATCTGATCGAGCGGTGGAGAGCCATGCGGACCCCCGTGCGGCTGATCATCTCCGATCCGTTTAACCCCAAAAGGGAGAATGTAAACCTTCCCGTCACGATTGACGAATTCGAGTATGGCATAAAAAAAGACGGCGACATCACCTTCACCATGAAAATGACCGAATTTGCATTTGTCCAACTAGGAGGTTGACCGGGCATGTTTCAACTGCTGCTCGTTAAAAACGACGCTTCGAGGACCTATGACATAACGCCGATCGTCGGAACCATTTCATGGGACAGCAATCTTTCGCTGATGTCTGTGCTCGAGTACGAGTTGTTCTGGAGCGATACGAGCGAATTTCCGCTTAATCCCTGTGAACTGGGGGATGTGGTGCTGCTGCTGAAAGACGGCGAGGAAGTGTACCGCGGGATTATCGTCACGGAAAGCCGAAGCGGCTGGGACGCAAACAAATACACGGTCTACGACTATGCGTGGTATTTGGGCAAATCGAAAAGTGTCTACCAGTTCAACGGGATTCCGGCATCCAAGGCGATTGAACGCATTCTTCAGGATTTTGGCATGATGATCGGGAGTATCCCCGACATGAATACGCCGATCGATGAAATCTATATTGAGAAATCGCCGGCAGAAATCATCGATGACATTTACAAGCAGCATGAACGACGCAGCGGGAAACGTTATGCGGCGGAGATGCGGAAGGGCAAGATCTATTTCGATGAAATGGAACATCTCGTCATCAAGGGGACGTTTCGTCTGGCCACGAATGTGGAGGCTGCCGATATCCTGTCGAGCCCGCTGGGGGCTTCCGTCACCCGAACCATCGAAAGCATGCGGAACCGTGTGAAAATATTGGTGGAGCACGACAAGGACGACAACGCCGGCTCCAAATACGAGGTTGTGGCCGCTACGCAAGATGAGGAGTCCATTTCGAAATACGGCCTGCTGGAGGATGTGTTCAAGATCGATGCCGAGGATGCCGCCAAGGCGAGGGAAGTGGCAAGGATCCTGCTGCAGCGTCTGAACCGCATCCACGAAACGAACAGCATCAAACTGGCAGGAGACGTTGATTTCAAGGCGGGCCGGCTACTCGATATCGATGAACCCATCACGGGCATGGCGGGCCGATTTATGATTGTGGCGGCGAAGCACACCGTGGCCAATCAGTTCCACACGATGGATTTGGAGCTGGCGCTGCCGGAGGAGGTAAAATGACAGACGCTGTGGATCGATTGGCCCGAACGATTGCGAAACTACATAGGGAAAACCGCAATTTGCCGAGCACATCCCTTCGTGTAGGGGAAGTGGTCGGAATCAATCCTCTGAGAGTCCAGTGGGGAGACAGCATTATCATCAGCGAGGAAAAGCTTGTCATCCCGAAACTGTTTACGACAGGTTACCCCATTCCGAACCGGTGGCAGGACACAAGCGGTAATATGATCGACGATACGCTGGTATGGAAGATTACTCTTTCGCCAGGCGATTACGTGGTCATCGCCCCGGACGAGTACCTGAAAGTGTGGTATATCATTGACTTGCTTGGTGGTGGATGAAGATGGCCCTTCCCAAAATTACGGAGCTGGAGCTCCCGGATAGCAATGTATTCAATAACGCGGCGGCCCAAGCCGTTCATCAAACGTTTGAATGGGATTTTGCATCAGGCGATTTTAAGCTGGATGACGGCAAGCTCGTCCCGGCGACCCATCAGAGCTATATTCGGATATGGATTCAAAAGGCTCTTCGTACGGTCAAGAACGGCAGGATATATGCCGGCACGAATTATGGCAGCGAGCATCATTCGCTGATTGGCAGGAACTTTAAGCCAGCCTTCAGTCAAGCGGAATACGAGCGGATGATTCGCGAAGCGCTGCTTCAAAACAGCGCCATCACGCGCGTGGAAAACTTTGATTTTACGACCGATGGATCATGGCTCGCGATTCAGTTTGACGTCATCAGCATCTACGGCACGATAACGGAACAGGCGGTGATATAGGTGGCAGCGGACGATGAAATTCTTGCGAACATGCTGGATGCCGTACCTGACATCTACGATAAGCGTCCGGGAAGCTTTATCTATGATGCACTGGCGCCTGCAGCGGAGCAGTTCTCCAAAACCGATGAATCGATTGAATCGGTAAATCGTGCGCTGAGCATTGAGAATCTGTCCGGCGAGGAATTAGCAAAACGAATCAACGAACGGACGGGTATCGTCCGCAAAGGCAAAACCAAAGCGAAAGGCCAAGCCATCGTTACTGGCACAGGTACCATCAAGGCCGGCGATTTGTTTGAAACGAAAGGCGGTGTGCAGTTCCAGTCCATCGAAACGAAAAGTATTGTCATAAGCGGAGCGGTTCAAATTGAAGCCGTGATGGCCGGAAGCATCGGCAATGTAGCGGCAAACACCATCACGCTGTTTCCGGTGACGCTGACCGGGTTCACCGCGGTCAATAATCCGAACCCGACCACAGACGGCTTCGAGGACGAGTCGGATGCGGACCTGCTCCAGCGCTATTACGACCGGATTCGCACACCGGCCACAAGCGGGAATCGGGCACATTATAAAAATTGGGCGAGAGAAGTTTCCGGCGTGGGTGATGCCCGCGTGATTCCTCTTTGGAACGGGAACAACACGGTGAAGGTCGTCATTATCAACAGCGACAAGGCGCCGGCGAGCGCCGCGATTGTGGCCGCCGCGCAAAGTTACATCGATCCCGGCGTTACCGGTCTGGGCGACGGCGCGGCGCCGATCGGCGCGTTCGCTACGATCGTCAGTGCGACAGCCGTGAATCTTTCGATCGCCGCTACAATTATTCTGAAAACCGGATATACCTTGCAGCAGGCGACGGATCACATTGCGGCCAATCTGAGCGCGTATCTCAAAAGCATTGCTTTCGTATCGTCGTTCGTCAGCTATGCCAAGATCGGATCGAGCATCTTGGATGCCGAAGGGGTTGACGATTACACCGTCTTGACGGTCAACGGCGGCACGTCGAACATCAATGTCGGTAACGAGCAGGTTGCCGTGCTGGGGGCGATGAACATTGTCACGTAGCGAGGAAATGATCCAGCGGCTGCAGCCCTTTATGCGCCGTTCTGCCGTTTATCAATCAATATTTGATGCAGAAGCGATTCAGTTCGATGCAAGGGACGCGGCGATCAGCGACCTGCAGTTGCAGCTGTCCATCGATACGGCGACCTGGGCTCTGCCGATCTACGAAGCCGAGCTTGGCATTCCCACCGATCCAACCAAGCCTTACTCCGAGCGCCGTTCGGTGATCAAGGCGAAAATGCGGGGAACGGGGAAAGTCGACCAAGCCCTGCTCAAGCTCGTTGCGGCGAGCTGGACCGGCGGCGGCATCGACGTTCAGTTCGGAAGCAGCACGATTACGATCACGTTTAACGATATCGTCGGTATCCCGGAAAATGTTGAGGCGTTCAAGCTTTCGATGGAAGAAATCACGCCTGCGCATTTAGCGGTGGTCTATGTATTCCTCTACAATACGTGGTCGCAAGCGAAAACCAAGACATGGGGACAGATGAAATCATTCACTTGGGGTCAGGTGTTGAGCAGCAAGATTTTTGAATGAAGGAGGCTTCGACGTGCCCACCAATACACCAAATTACGGACTGGCGAAGCCGGTAGATACCGACAGCGCCAATATTGACGTCATCAACGCGAATATGGATGTCATCGACACGCAGATGAAAACCATCTACGATAAAGCTAATTCCGCGATTCAAAACACGAACGGGAGCGTAACGGACGCAAACATCGGCAGCCGAACGATCGACGACACGGTTGTCGCCGCCGACGGAACCGACATGCCCACGCGACTCTGGTCCAAGCTCGGCAATATGATTAAGAGGATCACCGGGGAAGATCGGTGGTACACGGCCCCAGCAAGGACCATCAAGCAGCTGTATGCCGATTTGACCGGCCATACCAGCGCAGGCACCGCCCACGGATCGACGGCGGCAGCTACCGCGGGAACAATCATGCAGCGCGACGGGAACGGGCAGGCAAGCGTCGGCGCACCGACGGCAGCGACGCATATTGCGCGTAAGCAGGACGTGGATGCGGTGTCGTCGGCGGCGGCGAGCGCACAGGGTACGGCAAGCAGCGCTTTAACCAGGGCGAATGCGACTTTGCCCAAAGACGGCAGCGAAGCAATGACAGGAAAATTAGACAATGGACCGTATGCCTTTGTCACAAATGATTCAACAAGCGAGCAAGCTGTATTCGGGGCCAAAACAGCTAACGGCGGCGGTAAGCGTTTGAGATTAGAAGCGCATCCAGACCATTTAAAGGTTGGGCCTGATAGCGGCACGCAATACACGGTTTGGAGTAGCGGCAACATAAACCCCGTCAGCAAAAACGGCGATACTATTAAATTCTTGGATATTGCTAAAGATGATGGCGACGCTATTTTGACGGTCGAAGATAAAAGCGCGCCAAATACCGCATTTCGGGTAAAAAGAATCTACTCATCTAAAAACGTAAACGGCGGCAATGATTGGCTATTCAGACAGCTCAGACCTAGCGATGGAGCTATCGAAGACTTTTATCTTCAGTCTGGTAAAAGTGGTGACATTTGGACAACTGGAATGCTGCGCTGGAACGAAGCGGGCGAGTACCTTGAAATCAACGTAGGGGGGACGATGAGGCCATTGAGCGGAATAAAACCAGTCCAGCACGGCACAGTAGCCGCAGGAGCAGGACAAACGGATATAATCATTAATTCGGTTGACACGAGCAAAGCGTACCCTGTTATATCATCGTACGGCGCCTATGCTCCGCCGACAGGCGATTCCGGCGCATCTTATACCATGGTATATGCCGAGATCATCAATGCAACAACGTTGCGCGTACTCAACGATAGTCCCGCGCCGATGAAATGGCATATCATCGAGCACAGGTAGGGAGGGATCAAAGTGACCGAGCAAACAAACGACGAGCAGTTACCGCAAGATCCGGAGCATGAGCAAGATCCGGAGCCGCAAGCACCGGAGGTTTACAAATACGCGCAACTCAACGCGGCAAATGTATGTATCGCCATATCGTATTTGTCCGGAGAGATCACGGCGGACAATGTAAGGCGCCTTGCTCCCGATGAAATCGTATTAGAGGGTGATATTTGGGACGACGAAAACGGCGTATGGATACCAGCGCCTCCGCCCGAACCGCCCGAACCGCCGGGGCCGTCGCTGCGGGAACAACTCGAAGCGCTGAAACAAGAGAACCAGATGCTCGGGCAGCAGCTCGTTGAGCGCGAGCTCGAAGCGTTGGAACTTCGCACGGAGAACGAATTACTCGGCAACACGATCGTCGACATCGACTTGCGATTATTAGCGGGAGGGCTGTAAGATGAGCGATTTCGAACGTATTAAGCTGTATTACGAAAAAGGATGGGCGACCAAGGCACAACTCCAGAAATACGTACAGTTCGAAAAAATAACGGCAGAGGAATACGAAATGATTACCGGCGATCCTTTACAAGAGGTGATCTAGCATGCCGGAATCTTTTAAGGTCGCAAGGTCGGGCCGAGTGATCAAAAACGATGGCAGCATCGTCAACACGGCCGACATGATCGAGGGGATTTACAATGCACTTGTTGGCGGCAGCACAGAAGACATGAAGAAGTTCGCCAGTATCCCAGCCAACCAATTGGCGGCTGCGAGCACAACCTATTGGTTTTGGTACGACGGTGTATTGAGGCCAAACGCTGGAGCAAGAAGCTTTATATTCTCTAACAATTTCAATCAAGTCTCATCATCCGCACCGGCTGTTAAATTTCTTTTATACGACTCCATAATGGTCAAGGACTTTATTGCTGCTGCGGTTACGCCTAACGTCGCAGGGCCGACGAGAGGATACAATGACACGGGCGGCATTAACCAATTGGTTCAGTTGACCCCGAACTTCAATGCAGGGTACTGGGCGCCGTATCACAGCGTGGACTCAACATCTAGTTTCGGGATCAAGCTCGGCGCGCCGGTGGACAGCATCCTGATCCAACTCACGACCGGAACTGGGTTGCCTACCACAGGCACCTTTGATATTTATGTCCGAGAAGTGGGGGTCCGATAAAGATGGCAATTAAAGTCGTTTCCGGAGCGCAAGTGGACTCGTGGATTAATGATGGCGTCGATCTCGCAGTAAAAGGGCATTTCTTATCTCATGCGGAAGCCACGATCGAAGGAGCAGCGGCCTCCTTACAAATTCCGTATGAGCAGGTGTTCTGGGCGCTCTCCTTTATTTCGAGCGGCAGAACCTTTTTGTTCCAAGCGCTGCCGACGAATGATGCAGAGATCCAGCAAGCGCAGGCGGCAAACAGCTCATTTTATTTCTAAGAAACTCACTCCGAGCCGATCGGGGTTATTTTTGTTTGCCTGAGATACGGCAGGAAGGCGGCGGGATATGCCCGAAACGAGCGAAACAAATCAGGAAATTTTGCAGCGCCTTACGAGAGTCGAGACGAAGCTGGATATGATGGTCAGCGCGCGTGACATCGCCCAGGAAGCTTTGTCGTCAACCAGGGCATCGCATAAGCGGCTGGACTCGATGGAAGATAATCAGAAGTGGTTATGGCGCACGGTCGTTGGTGCCATGATCGTCGGGGTCATCAATCTCGCAATCAAATTCAAGGGGATGTGATTGGAGTGAAAGACGGACAATTTTTCACTTGGGAGGCTCTTTCCGCGATGGGAGGAGCCTCTTTGCTTACGTTTTTCATCGTGCAGTACACGAAAGTCTTGATCGATCGATGGGTGAAGCTTCCGACTGATGTGTTCGCCGTATTCGTCGCATACGGCGTGCTGCTGCTGGCACAGCTGGCGCTCGGCGCGAACGGGCACGATTGGCGCATCTATGTGCTGACCTTCGCGAATGCGTTCCTGGTGGCCGCGGCGTCGGCCCAGATGCATAACAAGTCGATCAGCCCGCCGGGACAGAAGGGAGCAGAGACAAATGCAAGCAAAGAGTGATTCGAATCTTTGGGGCATCGATGTCAGCCGATGGCAGGGACTGATCGACTGGCCGAAGGTTGCCGCGGCCGGTGTACAATTCGCATTCGTTAAGGCCACGGACGGCATCGGCTGGACTGATCCGCAATTCCGGCGCAATGCTGGCGGGGCCAATGCCGTTGGCATTCCTGTCGGCTTCTACCATTTCGCTCATCCGGAGACAAACTCCGCTGCCGCTGAGGCTGAAGCTTTTACGGAAACGGTCAAGGGGCTGCCGGTGGATCTGCCGTATGTGCTCGATCTGGAAGGTGAGGCCGTAGCGGCGCTCGGACGTGAAAAGCTGACAGTCTGGGCGGATACGTGGCTGCGGGAGGTGCAGCGACGCACCGATCATCCTGTTATGCTCTATACCGGTGCCGCCTTTGCCCGGAGTTACTGCGGTGAGCAGTTGGCCAAATATCCGCTATGGGTTGCCCACTATGGCACGGACCAGCCAATGAGCAACAGCACTTGGGAACAATGGTCTGTATTCCAATATTCCGATAAGGGCAGCTGTGACGGAATCGAAGGCGACGTTGATATGAACCTGATGGAGTTGGATTTCTGGAAGGAGGTAACGGGCCAAGTGGATAAGAAGACCGACTTCCCGGACGTAGAGGCTGGCCGGTGGAGTGAGAACTGCATCGCGGCTGTGTCGGCTGCCGGGATCATGACCGGATATGAAGATGGTACGTTCAGGCCGGATCAGCCAGTAACGCGCGAGGAGCTGGCGAAGGTTCTGAACGACATGTTATATTTGATCAATCAGAGATGACGAATACCCCGCTGGCTTTAAGCTGGCGGGGTTCTTTTTGTTTTCATGTCGTTGATCATCCGTTGAATTTCTTCTCCCATCTTTACGCTAATATTTGCCTTTGCTACTTCACGCATGATTGAAAATGTGCTTTCGTATCCGCGGCAGATGTATCGGTAAAAAAGGTCGTCATCCATGCGGCTTTCGTCTTTGAATACCTTGATATTCCTCGCACGCAGCTCCCGATTGACCCGCGCCAAATCCGCATGAATTCGATCCATTAAAATTTGAGTTGCCGAGATGTATAGTTTCCGAAGCGGTCCTGTGGATAACTCCAGATCTTTCACATTGCGCTCCACCATTGTCAGCATAAACGGAAGTAAAACGGAATCACGTATCATTTCGAGCTCTTCCCGTGACGGCACTTGTGCTTTTGCCATGTAATCCCCTCCGCTAATATCTTACAGGAACATTTGTTCGATAATCAAGTCTCGACGAAGTGAAATCACCAAAACTCAGAAGCGCTTACAAGAGGATCAATCTTACGGAGCGCTTTTATTATATTCCTTCTTGTCTCGTTATGGGGGCTACAATCCTCGCTGCATAACTCGGAAATCGTGCTTTTATTGAGGCCTGTTTCCTTCCGTAGCCACTCTTGAGAAACTTTGTTCTGATCCATCCACGAACCTAATTTAGACCTTGGTTTCTTCCACGGTATCATTTTCTCCATCACTCCTCTTACTTCCCATCTTGGACAAGGAGAATGATATTAAACCCATCAACCTTAAAAATTTCCGTAATAATGGACAATCCGTCCGTCGTATGCTCTTAACAAATCAGCGGAATGTTCCGCAGAATACTCCCAGCGACGGCTTCCGGCATACATGCCGATCCGTTGTGCCGTAAACCGCTCCGGTGCGGTATTGGCTGCGGAACATTCCAAAACCTTGATCTGACTAGGGATTCGGCGCAATGGTAAGCTTCCGACGCGGAGGAACTATCCTATCGGATATTTAAGGAAAGAGGTGGTGCGCATGGTTCGTTTGTTGATCGGGTTTGTGGCCGGAACTTTTTACGGTGCCATTGTTGTCGTCGAAGTCCCGGGCGGCGGCTTTGCGAAGGCAGTAGCGATATTGAAAATGTTCATATTCGAGTAGGGGAGGCGACGGGATTGATACTCGAAATCGTCGGGAGTACGGTCATGGGCGGGCTGCTGGCGTACACGTTCCTTGATAAACATGGTGTGTCCGATGCAAGTAAGATTCAGCGGATAGCGAGCGCGTGCGGACTTCACGTTAAGGAGGACGGCAAGAAGTGTACGATCCATCTGCTACGACGGCGCCACCACTCTTGGGGGATCGAATACGTATACCGGATTCCGCTCGGCCTGGCGTTTGAGGACGTACAGAAAAGGCAGCAGCACATCGAGGACGGATTGAACCATAAGCGCGGATTCTTGGACCTGACGATCGAAGACATAAAGACGCTACGGCTGCGCGGTGATATCGTCGAGCAAATCAAGCGGCTGCTTATCGGCACTAAACATCGAAAGGAACTACGTTTAGAGTACGACGGAGCGCTGAAGATCCGCGTATACAAAGAGCCGATGCCGACTGCGGTCCCGTTCGATGACGGTACCCTTCAAAAATGCGCTGGATGGATGGTATGTGTCGGTCAATCGCGGGAAGGGACGCTCTACCACGATTTCGATAAAATACCACATTTAATCGTGGCCGGTACGACTCGCTACGGAAAGTCCGTATTCTTGAAGAACGTCATAACGACGTTGATCCATACACAGCAGGAAGCTGTCCGGCTAACGCTTCTTGATTTGAAGGGTGGCTTAGCCTTCCAGCGCTTCAAGGACGCCAGACAGGTCGAAACGGTCGCCAAGGACGTTGACGAAAGCTTAGGGGCGCTACGAACAATTCATGCGGAGATGCAGCGACGGCAAGCGGAGTTTCTGGTGGAAGGCCACGAAGACATACGGGAAGCTCGAATGAAACGGCGCGACTTCATAATCATCGATGAGGCCGCGGAGCTTGCGAGTGTCGGCGAACCCGATCCCGTCGTCAAGAAAAAGAAGATCGAGTGCGAACATATCATTGCGGAAATCGCTCGGATCGGAGGCGGACTCGGCTACCGTCTCGTGTTCTGTACGCAATACCCAACAGCCGATACGCTCCCTCGCCAGGTAAAGCAGAACTGCGATGCGCGCCTGTGCTTCCGCTTACAAACCGAAGTTGCCAGCCATGTCGTACTCGACGAGTCCGGTGCTGAGAAGCTGCCGTTCATAAAAGGTCGCGCCATTTACCGGACCGATCGCAAGCATATCGTTCAGACTCCGCTAATTGAGAACGATTTTATCGATAAGACGATTAAGCCGCATATCGTCATTAAACCGCGTAAGGAGGTCGCGCAACATGAGGGAAAATCTAGTCAAGAGACTCCTGCGGGAGGAAGCTATACTCTCGTCATTGAGTAAGCTGGATTACCTTAGCCGCAGCCAGATCCAGAAGCTTCACGATCTCAGCGGAGACCGCAACGCACGCCGAGTCTTGGCTAATATGAGTCCGTTTATCTCGTGCTTTCGTGGAGAGACCGGAGAGAATATTTACTACCTTAACAAAACAGGCCGAGAGCGCACTGGTGCCGAAGCCGTCAGATCAAAGACAAATCAAGTCGGCCATTTTCTGATGCGGAACGATGCGTTTATCCACTACGCCGGCAATGAGGACTGGAAGAACGAGGTCAAATTCAGTGTGCCGAACGTTGTCACCGTGATAGCTGACGCATACTTCCGCCATAACCAACGCCGCCATTTCCTCGAAGTCGACCATCTGCAGCACATGAACAAGAACCATGAGAAGATCGATCGGTACCGGAAGCTATACGATACCGGCGTTTTCCAGCAAAAGATGAAATACTTTCCGCGCCTTGTCTGGGTCACATTGACCGAAAACAGGAGGAAGCAGCTCGCTGAATGGTGCGCCGGCATGGACGTCGTCATTCACCTGTGGGACGAAATCAAATAGGAGGCGATTCATATGCAAATTACAGTTGGCGCGAAATGCTGGGACGGAGACCGCCGCAAATCTTTATCGGGACACATCGTAAACATTGAATGGCTACCGGAGCTGCCCGCTCAGATCGATAAGCGTCGTTTCCGCTTTGATCCGAAGCTTTCCGCGCTCATTGGTTCCGCCATACCGTTGTTTCTGGCGTCCGGATACAGTCGTGCATTCGCTCAAGTCGCGGATCCGGCAGCCGTTCCAGCAATGGCGATGTCAGCCGCAACGAAGGCGAAGATTATGCACGCGTTCGATCCGCTCATTCACCTCGTACAGTCGCTCGCTTATCCGATAGCTGGCGTCATGATTGCGGGCGGATGCCTATTTATCATGTGTGGGAATCGCGAAAAGGGAATGCAAATGCTCCAAAATGCCGCGATCGGCTATATTCTCGTACAGCTTAGTCCGATGCTGCTCGAACTTCTCGTCGGGATAGGAAACGGTGTTTAATTCGGAAACCACAGGTAAAAGTATCCATAAAAAATGTTTTATGGTATCATTACTGCGAGTCAGGCGAGCAAAAAATATTCAAGCAAAAGGGGTTTGATGAAAATGTCTGGTTTTCTCGCTGTAGTTGCCATATCCGTTGTAATTGTAGCAATTGTCGCGTTCTTCCTTGTTCGCTCACAAGGAAAACAGATGGATCAAAAAGCACAAGCCTCTGGGGCGCTGTCCGTGCTTTCTGTAAATCATGTAGAAGGTCTTGGTCTTGCAAACAATACTCCATGTGACTTGTATTTGTATCCTGACAAACTATATATTGAAGCTTTGGGTAGAAAATTTGAGATTCCAACATCTCGAGTAAGAATTGCCGAACATAAATCAGAACAGGAGCTGCATGAAAAGAGTAAAAGTGTTGTTGGTCGTGCACTGATCGGAACCCTACTTGTTCCAGGACTTGGCACCATAGTAGGAGGTATGTCTGGTATTGGAAACAAGAAGGTTGCCGGTAAGACGAATTACTATTTAATAATAAATTTCGTTGACTCAAACGGAGAACTCAGCGGTGTTACTTTCTTAAACAATTTGAATATTATGCGCCTCTCCTCATTTTGCGCAAAGATCAACGAACAACTTCCCGCCGCACAACCGGATGTCATTACTCTTTAATTTATTGAAGAAATGGAACAAACTGCGTAACAGGGTCCACCCCTATGGAGGAACCCTGTTTTTTGTGTGCATTTTGTTATCTATGGATTACCGAGGATGTCAAAACACACACGATTTATGCGTATTCGATATCCTTGATAGATGCGGGTATGAACTTTCCTTTTGTGGCACGAGCCTTGTCCAGTGGGGTATCTAAAACAATAGTCTTGAATATGGTTTGTACTAACTCGCTGCGATCCTCATCGTCCGATACATCCCATAGTTCGGAAAGTTCAAATAGCTGTAAGAGTGGCGGCGTAGACTTATTTTCACTGCTCTCTTTTGTTCTTAACTCACTGATCCGATTCATAAGGTATTCTTCTTTTTTACGTTCTTCTTTAATATGCGAGCGCAGCTCTTCTTCTGTCAAGATAATATCATCATTGTGTGTCTTTAGATCAATGAACATCCGCTGCCATTCTTTCTTGCGGTCCTGAACCTTGATCAGTTCTCGATTCAGATGATCGATCTCGGAAACTGTTTTATTTGGTTCTTTTTTCTTCTTATCTTTTGCGTTCATCATTAATTCATGCTTTAAACGAATTTCTTCGATATAATCGAACATTAGTTTTTCGACAAGTTCTTGTCGGAACATTGGCATTGTGCAGCCTTGGCCAGATTGTCTCCTTGAACAGATATAAGATAGGATCATTTTGTACGTTCCGTCCGCTCGTTTATTTTGATGGTAACGACCAGACATCGCAGAACCGCATTTAGAGCACCGCAGCACACCGGTGAACCAATACTCGCGCTTTTTCGAATAACCATTAAAAGAGCGGTCTTTCATTCGCGCAGTATGCTCTTCGTACTCTTCCCAAGTAAATATTTTCTCGTGTGTGGAATCTTGAATGATGCAATTCACCAATTCTTCTTTTTTTCTGCTGGCATATTTCCCATTGGCCTTTTTGCTGCCCCATCTTAATTTACCAGCGTAATAGGGATTGTCTAGTGTATACCAAACGCTGAAAGATGACCACTTTTCCCCGCGTCTTAACATTCCCGGTGTATTATTCAACTGGACAGCAATCGATTTAAAACCCATGCCCTCTTCCATATAAAGCCGACGCAGCTCATGGCAGATTCTTGCTTCTTCCGGTATGACTGTTCCTTCTGATGTATAACCAAATGGCACGGGTCCTCCTGGACGTTTCCCTTCCCTGACCATTTGCTCCATGCCGTTTCTAACGTTCTCAGCGATGTTCTCACGCTCGAATTGGGCTATATCAGCCATAAGCCTTATGAATAACCTTCCCGCGGCTGTACGCGTCTCGTAGGACTCTACACACGATTGGAATTTTATATTGTGTCGATCAAATAATTTTAAAAGGTAATCGCAATCGGAGGCCGAGCGGATCAGACGATTCAATTTGTAAATCAAAACAATATCGAACTTATTCAGAGGGACGTCTTCGATAAGCCTTTGCATATCAGGACGATTGAGGTCTTTAGCGCTATAACCGTCGTCGATATATACGTCCGCTATCTCCCAATCCTGAGAGTCTACAAAGCTCGTGAGGCGACGTTTCTGATCTTCGATGGAATATCCTTCTTCCGCCTGGTCATCAGTCGAGACACGAATGTATAGGGCTGCTCGCAAACAATTCTCCCCCTGTTCTTGATGTTATTTTCATACAAGACTTTATTCGACGACACCGGGTTTCCAAAAAGATACTTGTTTTGAAACACCTAAGAAATTGTTCAGCGTACTTTTGATGTCAACCAGAACTTCATTGCATTCTGTGCAGTGAGGACCCCAAATCACTCTTTCGTTATGTAATAATCCACAATTGGGACATATGTACAACAACTCGGACGCAGCAGCAGCCTCTTCGAGCGACCCCCAGGTACTGTATTCAATGGCGTTAGGGTAATCTGGATCCGGCAGCTCGAATGGTTCGTTAGATGGCCATTTATCCAATCGTACGGTTTGCAATATGCTCGTTTTAATGTTTTGCGTTAAATTTTTAAGACGTTTTATTGCAGGTGTCATATTGACTTTACATTTTTGGGCTAATAGATCCGGGATAAGATCATTTATATTACGGAATACGTAGTTTGGCATCAACAAGCGGCTGGCGAACCAGTGAGCCTCAACTTCGAGTATCCCTGCTGTTTCTGGCGAGATGTACGAGAAGTCAGAACTATCTGACATAAATGATCCGTGCAACAGGATATGGCCAAGCTCATGTGCAAGCGTAAACAATTGTCGACGACGAATCGTTTCGATATCATAAGGAGTTTCGTCCTTCATATCAGTTGCGATATAAATATTGTATTTAACTCGCCCCTTGTAGGCCATTTTGACCATCATGCCATCCGGCCCGCCAAGCTCGCAGTGAATAATTTCCCACTTTCGAGATTCAATGAAACGATTGAGTGATATCGGCGGTTCCGGATTTCCTAATTCTCTCAGAACGGCTTGGGCCGAACGATTAGCCAGCATGAATCGCGGGCTTTTGAGATGAGGTATGGACAAGATGAGATCTCCCCCAGCTTTATATGTTGTAGGTAAATATTATGAAAAGCTAAGGCAAGTTGCCCCCGATAATCGTCAACTACTCTTTTCCATCTACTTCATCCATAAATGCTTTTTTTGCATCTTCAATGAGTTTAGAATACCTTTGCCATGCCTCTGGAGACATTTCTTCTTTGGAACGAAGTAAGAATGAAACGATAGGTTCTTCCTTCTTTGAAGGTGTTGGATCATCGGTTCGACCCATGAGGTAATCTGCTTTCACATTATACAAATCGGCAATTTTATTAATGGTATCCATTGGGGGTTCTTTAGTGCCATTTTCATACGCCGTGTATGTTGGTCGAGCAACGCCGATTATGTCAGAAACATATCCTTGCGTCCATTTTGGGTCAACGCGTTTCTTTTTTTCGCGAAGTGCTTTAATTCTTTTTGAAAATATAGATACCATCATTCCCACCAACTTTTGGTTTAGATATTCTTAATTATAATGTTACTGATAGAAACTTAAAAGAAATGTTCCTTATAGTATAAAACCTGTTGACAATGTTCCCTTGAGTAACATATACTAGAGTTACTTAAAGGAACATTCCGCCTGAAAGGGGTGATGAGGGGGTGGAAAAACTACTCAAGGAAAAACGAGTACAACTTGGATATTCTCAAGCTGAAGTAGCGAAGTTGGCAAATATTTCAAGAAGTTATTATACACATATTGAAATGGGGACGAAACAACCTTCTGTAAATGTAGCCAAATCAATTGCAAGTGTCCTAGAACTGGAATGGATCGCTTTTTTTGAAACAAAATGTTCCTAAAAGGATCATTTTCGAAGTTGGAAGGATGATGGCAAAGTTGGACGACAAATCAAAGAACGAAATTATTCGTGCGATGAACAAACCGCAAAAGGAGGCCAGCCTAATGAATAATCAAGGATATAACCCCGGAATGTCTGAAAAGGCATGGCTAAAGCTCCATGTATTGGCAGCAAGGCTCCACATTAAATATGCGGATAAGTTAGCTGAGCTCCGAAAAGAAAAGGAAAACGGAAAGTCGGCTTAAATGAACTTCTTAAAATCAATGCCAAGCTGTATGCAAACCAGTCGTATGTCAAGGTTCTTCATTATCGTTCCTCCAGTAAAAAAGTAACCCGCTAACCGGATGGGCCGCGGGCTTTAAGGGGAATGTTGGTGTTCCGGTTACAAGATCAATTCTACAACAGGTATTGATACTTGTCTGTTCCAAAATGGGAAGTTTGTCGTTACTTGCAACAGGCTAATAGGCAGGATTTGAAAAATATATACTTGTTCCATTCTGGAACAAAAAAAGGAGGTGAATTCTCTTGATGAAGTTCGGCGCGATCATGCAAGCGTGCCGGGAACGTGCGAAATTAAGCCAAGATCAACTGGCCGAAAAGCTCAATCGCTCTCGGTCCTGCATCAGCAAGTATGAAAATGACGCGAAAGAACCATCCATGAATACGATGCTTTCTTGGATGGAGGTAACCAACTCGAAGGACGTGCTTGTGGCCTTCTTTTGCGGAATGGACGGTATGACGATCATGCAAAATCTATTATCTGCGGGAGGATTGATGTGACATGTTTGCAAAAATGCTACAGGCGAATGGTATGCGTTCCGGCGTCGTCTACGCGACGGGCATTATGAAAGCACGTGAGGTTATTCGTATGGCTGCTGATTTTCGGGCGCAGGAAACGATTCATCCGATGACGGACCGGATTTTGCGGGAAAACGAAAAAGCCGCCCTGGCCGGCGACTTTGACGGAACTGCTTTGGAAATTAACTTTACATTCAGTATACCTGCATCGGTGCAGGTTGGCAAGGAGGCGGGTTATCTTGGGTAAAAAAGAACTGCTCAGTCAGATCATGGGCCTAGCGTATTTGCTGAATGAGAACTCCAAGTGGGATGTCTTCGTTGATTTTTCGGGTCACGTTAATGGGTTGACGATTCAGATTATCGATCCAGAAGGTGACGGAGATAGCAAGAGACTCGCGGAGGATCATATATATCTAGACTATCCTGACGCTGAGGATCGATTGGCGGCCGTAAAGGACCGTTTGGTCGAAATATTGTCGACGGGTGAGATTGATCAAAGCAAGTGTTACAGGGCGAGTCACGGCCACCGAGAGGCGTTCTACCTGTCGAAGCCCGAAAGATGGATGCTGCTGTGAGATCGCATGATACGAGTCTGATGGACTCATATCAGCTAGGAACAACACCCATGATGGTTGGCATTGCACAATCCATTTGGGATCTGCAAGAGACCGATAAAGAGCAATTCAAACAGCGGGTGCTTTCGTATCTCACGACAGGTTATGAAGGCTGGCATTTGCTACGGCTCGAATACCCCTTCGCGATATGTGAGGACAGAAGAACCAGCAATAAACCGCGCCGATAGCAAGGGAGGTATTAAATGTCATCTACATACATAGAACCGGACCTCCCTGGTCTACTGAATCAGTTCGAAGAGATTGGCGGGCCAGAGCAGTTCGGGCCCGAAGGTCTCGCAATTATACTTACTCTTTGGCGTAAATCTAGCAAATTAGGATGGATGGAAACATTCCAGATGACCAATTCAGAGTTGCAGCTCAAGACCGGCATCATGACGCGAAAGACATTAAACGTCTATCGCAATAAGCTGGTGGAGGCAAAGCTGATCGAATACGATCCGCCTCCGCGGGGATCATCAAGAGGCAGCTATACTGTGAGTTTTAATCTGCTTGGTGGCGCCAAAGCTGTAACCTCAGGGAACCACTTCGGTAACCACTTTACTGAAGTTGATACCAAAGTAGTAACCTCAGGTAACCACTTTGCAGAAGTTGTAACCTCAGGGAACCACTTCGGTAACACTGTATTAAAAGATACTATTACTACTACTACTTCTTCTATCGGCGAAGCATTCGAAAATGTATTTTCAGAGTTTTGTGTGATCCACGGGAAGTTAGACGTTCAGGTCAAACGGACGGACGTCACCCTGATGCAATGGTTCATATCCAAAGGGGTCTCCGATGCTTTAATCATCAAGGTCATGCGCCAGTTGTACCAAGAGCGCACCGCTGACGGAGCCCATATCACGACATTCAGTTATTACAAAAACGCCATTTTAGATGCGTGGGAGACCGCAAAAGCCATAACTGACGGGGTGCCAGTCCCTGCAGTCGCCCTTGGTGAAGAATCCATAACCGGCTCCGTGCCAATCGGAGTGGTCGCCCTTGGAAAACAGTCCCCACGCAGCTATCGCACAAGCAAGTACGACCAAGAAATGGACGAGCTGCGAATGGCAAAGGAGGAGGCAAAACGCCTTGCAAATGCTGGAGGTCATTGAGCTTTTTGAAGCCATTAAGCTGCGTTACGACAACTTTTCGTGTAACAAGGAAAAACGCCAGGCATGGCACGATGATCACTTGAAAAACATCCCCTTCGAGGTAGCCATGGAGAATCTGCGCCGGCATGCCGCCACGGAAAAATGGCCGCCAACGGTTGCCGATTTATCTCGGCCGCTGCAAGAAGAAGACGATCGATATAATGCGTACCTGCGGGATGAATCCGCCAAGAGATTTGATAATTTGGACGAATGGCGCAAAAGAGCGGTACCGCCGCCTGAAAGAGTCAAAGAAAGGATGAGGCAGATTGCAGCAGGAACCTATCGAGCTCCCTTGCAACCTTGAGGCAGAAAGAGCCGTTATCGGCGCCGTGCTTCTCGAAAACGAGAAAATCATCGCGATTCAGGAGCATTTGATCGCGAAGGATTTTTATCATACCTGGAACCGGATCATCTTCGAAGCGATGACCGAGATGTCCGACGCTAATGAACCGATCGATATGATCACGCTGGCAACCTTCCTTCAAAAACAAAATCAACTCGAATCCATCGGTGGCGTCAGTTATCTTTCGGAGCTCACCGGGTCCGTTCCGACAGCCGCGAATGTAGAGCACTGGGCCGGAATTGTTCGGGAATGTTCTTTGCAGCGAGAAGGCATCAAGGCCATGATGAAGCAAATTTCGCATAGCGGCAATGCTGCTGAAATGATTGCTTCGATGGAGGAAACGGCAGCGAGCTTATCGGATCGTATTGCACGAGGAAAGGAGTTCCATGTTATTGGCGAATTGGCTCAGCAAAGCTTTGAGACCATGGAGCAGCGGTATTATTCGCCTTCGTCGAACGGGGTCACCGGCATCGCATCCGGTTTTACGGACTTGGACCGAATGACCTCAGGTTTTCAACGATCGGATCTCATCATCGTCGCGGCGCGTCCTTCGGTTGGCAAAACAGCATTCGCCTTGAACATCGCCCAAAACGTGGGGATACGAACGCAGGAGAATGTCGCCATCTTCAGTCTTGAAATGGGGGCCGCGCAGTTAGTGCAGCGCATGGTTTGTGCTGAAGGCAATGTCGATGCCGGCCGGGTACGGACCGGATATCTGGAAGACGACGATTGGGAACGGGTATCGCTTGCCATCGGAAATCTTTCTGAAGCGAACATCTTTATCGACGACAGTCCTGCATTGACGGTAAGCCAAATCCGGGCAAAGTGCAGGCGGCTTAAGAAGGAACGTGGGAAGCTTGGACTGATTCTGATCGACTATCTGCAATTAATAACAGGCAGTGGCCGACGTGAAAACAGGCAACAAGAAGTGTCAGAGATCTCCCGGACATTGAAGCAGATTGCCAGAGAGTTGGATGTTCCTGTTATCGCCCTCTCCCAGCTCAGCAGGGGCGTCGAGCAGCGGCAGGATAAGCGTCCGATGATGTCCGATCTGCGGGAATCCGGATCGCTTGAGCAGGATGCCGACATTGTTGCATTCCTCTACCGGGACGATTACTACGACAAGGAATCCGAGAAAAAGAACATCATCGAAATAATCATCGCGAAGCAACGCAACGGCCCGGTTGGCACGGTAGAGCTGGCATTCTTGAAAAACTTTAATAAATTCGTGAGTCTGGACAGGTCTTCTCACGAGCAAAAGCAACAAACGAAGAAAACCATACCCGACATGCACCGTGGGGCTTAATGAGGTGAATAAGAGCATGCAACGGCGCGGAAAAGTTTTATATGCGTTTTACGATTGCGAGGATTGTGCACGTGGGTTTTCGATCGAGGAGACACCGGATGATCCGATCGAAGAACCATGTTGCCCCTGCGGGAGCAGCTTTGCAAGGTTCGTGGGCCTGGTGGAAATGCCGATCCCACTGCCGATCATAACGCGCATCGTTAAGGACGATGCTCCAGAAGACAAGAATCAAGCAGCGATAGATGATTACATAGGGCAAGGTGGTGAACGGCCATGAAGCCAAAGGACAAACGCTTTACCTTGAATCAGGTAATGGGTCAGGTTCACGAAGCATACGACCATTTTGAACTGGCGGCGAAGAAAGCTCTCAAGGAGGAGTTCGGCTTCGGCCCGGAACGCATGCGGCGGTTCGAGGAGCGGTTTTCGGAGATCTCAGCCGCGGAGTGCGAGCGGATCCGCGGGGAGCTGCGCAAGAAGCAGCTCAAGTAATTCAATGAATATCAAGAGTTCATGAGGGGGAATGGAAATGAAAGGTTTAGTAGTGACAGCAATTGGTAACCGAATAGAATGGGCAACGCATAACGGGCAAGGTGTAATAACGGGTAAACGAGAGGATGTAACAGACCAAGCAATTAAGGCGGTATTCCAGCATCTACAGGCAGAGCACAAACGGAATAACAGAGGCAAAGGATCATTTGGGTATGTGTTCGAGGGGTTGGGTGAAATACATTTTCATCCTCCGAAGTCTGACGATACATCAAAATGAATACACGGTGTACCTAAGAAAAGGAGTGAAGAACCATAGAGGTTGTACAGCCGATTAGAAGCGTGGAGAAGTTGGAGTAGATGAAGGCAGTTCTTCGGAAACAGTCGGATCGTGATTGGTTTTTACTGGTGATGGGCATTAACGTTGGGTTGCGGATCGGTGACTTGCTACAGCTCCGAGTCCGGGACGTTCGGAATAAGTCGCACATAATCAACACAGAGCGGAAGACAGGCAAGCGGCGGCGGTTCCCGATCAACTCGGAGCTGCGCGAGATCATCAACCAGTACACCAAAGGCATGAAGGACGGAGACCCACTTTTCAAGTCCTACAGGACAAAGCAGAACATTGGCAGGGTGCAAGCCTATCGGATTCTTAACCGAGCGGCGGCGGAGGTCGGGTTAGCCGAAATCGGAACCCACACGCTGCGGAAGACATTCGGATACCACTTTTACAAGAAATACAAGGATGTGGCGCTGTTACAGCAGATATTCAATCATTCGGCGCCGTCGATCGCGATGCGGTATATCGGGATCAATCAAGACATTATAGACGAGGCCGTCGGCGGCTTCCACTTGTGAGGTGAATCAAATGCTTGAGACTCAGCCTATAAGCTTCGCGGAAGCTTGCGAGTTCGTGAAGCAATACCATCGGCACCACATTCCGCCACAGGGGCACAAATTCAGCATCGCTATTGCTGACGAAAAGAAAGTGGTCGGCGTGGTAATGGTCGGCAGGCCCGTCGCCCGGGCTTTTGACAACGGGCGGACGTTGGAGGTTATCCGCTGCTGCACGGACGGAACCAAAAACGCCGCCTCAAAGCTCTATGCAACTGCATGGAATGCAACGCGAGCGATGGGGTATCGTCGATTGATCACGTACACGCTGAAAGAGGAGCCGGGCACGAGCCTGCGTGCTGCGGGATGGCGTGAGCTATACAAAACGAAGGGCGGTTCTTGGAACTGCCCGACGCGGCCCCGGATCGATAAGCATCCAACGGGCCAGAAAACGCTATGGGAAGTCCTGGCGGAATGAACATTCGCTGAATACGGAAATACATGGGAGGGTTAGCATTGGAAAAATACGTTATTGTTTGCTTGCGTCACAGAGATATGTTCTTCGGCGGAAACGGGTTTCTGTTCTGGGGGCCAAAGAGCAGTGGCTACACCGCTGTTTTACAGACAGCAGGGATTTATACGGAAGAAAAAGCAATGCAAATTTTTTCTGAGGATGATGTGCCTATACCAATCTCGGCAATCGGTATGGAGGAATCAGATTTTATCGAAATCGATCATGGATTCAAAAAACTAAAGCAGCTGACGCTGTTCAACTTTGAAAACCAAGATAACAAGAAGTTGATAAATCAACAACGCGAGGCATTTCGGCATAAAAAAGATGCCGCCAAAATGCACACCGTTTGAATATTGAATGACTTAACAAGGAGGTGTCAGCGCGTGATGGATAACATCGTAAACCTCGACTTTCTGAGAATCGATCGACACAAGCAGCGGAAGTGTGTTTGTAAAAAACCAAAGTTCACGCTGGACATCCAAAATCGTGCGGTGGTATGCAAATGCGGTCTAATAACTGATCCATTCGAGGCTATTGTGCGTCTTGGAGAACATTACGAATCAATCAATCGACAGCATAACAATCTTTACGAACAACATCAGCGATGGCTCAAGGAGAAACCGCATTCGGTAATATTCAAACAACTGGAGCGATCTTACCAAAAGGGCAGCATGCTACCGTTTTGCCCGGAGTGTAACCAAATGTTTGATTTCAAGGATGTTAAAGGCTTTGGCAATGCTCAGTTTTATCGAAAACGTGCAAAGCAGTTAACGACAGACGGACAGGACTGATATTGTTTCGGAAATGGAGGGTTTCATTTGAAAACGACCATCAAAATCGAACCGTGGTTTAACGAATTATTGGACATCAACCATACGTGGTTAGCGTCGGAGGTTGCGGCCGGGCGGATGACTGCTGACGAAATGCAGCAAGCCTTCATGTTTACATACCGCGCTGGGTCGAAGCTCGGTGTAAAAACGGTTTAAGAAAAAGGGAGGAATCGGAAAATGTATAAAGCAGGGGAATGGAAGCAGGAACTGATTTTTATTAAGCGAGACGAAAAAGGCGTCATTATTGCCATGTCGGAGCAAACGCCGAAGGGTTACGTGGAAAAGCCCGGCGATCCGATTACAGAATCAACGCGTTTTCGCGTGGTAGGCGACTAGAAGCATAAGAAATTCCCCCGCAGATCCGGCAAGATCAGCATGCGGGGGAATGTGTGTTCCCACCCATATTATACCACAAAGAGAGGAAATGGGTGAGGGGAATGTTGGTGAAGGAATGGGAAAAAGCTTTTCCGGTGGCAACAAAGTTTGATATCGCAAACGCTAAGTCCAAACTTGAATCATATGTCGACGATAAGATGAAAGTTGAAGATTTTAACGAGAACCCACCTGAGACTGAAGAACAAAGAATAATCAATGACATCCTGATAAAAAAGACACGATACATCGAAAGGGCAGTAAAACAAATACGTAACCAAGAGGTTAAAAGAATTATCGAATACCGGTACATCCAGGGACGATCACATGCAGAAACTGTCATTCGGTTCAGCCTCTATTGTGATCGAACCGTCGATCGAAAGATTGAATTGGGAATAAAGTCGGTTGCTAACACGTTGTTATATCTTGAGTAAAAATGTCTGTAAGATGTCTGCATCGTGTCAGCCGCGTGTCTGTATATCGGGGTTACAGTAGATTCAACGAGCAAGAGCAACAGCAGCTCGGGGTGATGTCTACTGAACCCATATCAACGTAGGCACTCGGTCATGCTGTGGGCGGTTTTCGCCTTAGACGCAAGTCGTCAAGGGTGTGATGAGAGGCGGGGTTAGATGCCCCATTTTTAAATAAACAATGGGAAGTGTCCGTATTTGGGATTACGGGCAGCTCCCATTGCTTATCCCAAGGCAATGAAAGAGCCCAGCGGACGCCGCTGCGGCTCTTTTTCATAGGGGATGATGAGAGATGAGACGGATTCGAAAAATAGAACCTCCGCCGCCGCAGCAGCCGGTACAATGCATCGGTTGCATTTGGGGCCGGTGGGAAGCGTCAAAGCAGTTCTGCTCGAAAATCACCTGTATAAGGGAAGGGAGGGTGCAGCGGTGGTCAAAAAGATAAGCCGGGGCATTAAGCGGTTCTTACAGTCTGTCCTGTCCATCTTGAAACGAAAGGAAATGGCCGAAGGCAGCCTTATTAGTCGCTCTGACGGCGAACCCATGGCAAGCAGCTCTTTCAACGTGAACCGATCGTTAAGCTATCGTAAATGCAAAAGTCAGATGAAAACTGGCGGCGTTGGAAGTACGCGAGGCGGTGATCGCTTATGAAGTTTGTTCAGCCGATCCGAGACCAGCGCAAGATCGACGCCATTAAGCATTTTTTGAAAAATCGCAATGAGCGTGATTATGTACTATTCATGGTAGGCATTAATACAGGCCTTCGAATATCAGATATTCTCAATCTAACGGTGAAAGATGTGTTAGGTACACATATCGATATTACCGAAGGTAAAACGGGGAAACGAAGGTACATTAAAATTCGAAAGGGTCTTAGAAAAGCATTAGATGACTTTATCGCGGGGAAAGCAGACTTTGAATTCTTGTTTGTGGGCAGGAGCGCTAAACATACCGGCGAGAAAGATGAAAAATTAGACGTAAGTACAGTCTACAAAGTTCTGCGCCAGGCAGGCCGTGTTAATGGAGTCGAAAATATTGGTACACACTCTATGCGAAAAACGTTCGGCTATCATTATTATCTTCGAACGAAGGACATAGCGTTCCTAATGCAGGAGTTCAATCATAGCTCTCCAGCCATCACATTACGCTATATCGGCGTCTTTGACGACGTGCTGGATGACATCGAATTGTAGCCAGTTCCGTTCAATAAAGGCGATATGGAACTGAAATTCTGACAGGAAAAATTCTTCTATAATATGCATCTAAATCGAGCTTGTATCTGAGTTCCGTTCCTTATGTGTAGAAAGGAACTCAAGGACTGATTTTAAGTCAGAGACAGGAGAAATCCTCCAATTTTCTGATGCTTTCTTGCGTTCCCATTAATGATCGAAAACAGAAAAAGCGTTCAAACAACTCAATTATCGTGGAGGTGGGTGAAATGCGATGTCACGAGAACGAAATCCGCTTCGAAAACGGGCTTTAAAACTTTGGCTGGATAGTGGACGCACTTTGACACCTGCTGCCATAGCGAGGGCTTTGGAGGTCCCAAATTCGCGAGTCCGAAAGTGGAAGTGCTTGGATAAATGGGACGAATTGCCGGAGGGCCCGCGGAAGCCTGGAGCCCCTAAAGGGAATAAGAATGCCAAAGGAAATAAGGGGGGCGCACCAAAGCGAAACGAAAATGCGGTAAAGCACGGTGAATATGCGACCATTTGGGACGAAACGCTCGAAGACCTTGAACGATCGCTGTTCTTTGAGGTCGATACGGACCCAATCGGTCAACTGAATAACGAAATAAGAATGCTGGAGCTCAGACAGCGGCGCATGCTGCAGTTAAGGGAAAAGCTTCTTGAAGGTTGGGACAGTGAATCGACTCAGACAACAAGTGAAGTATTTCGCCATCGTAAACGAGGCGACATACCGGAATTTGACGCAGATGGAAATCTGACAATGGTTCCAGTCATCGAACCGGTAATGATGGAAGTCGAGCGGAAGACGAAGAAGCACCCACTATTCGAGAGAATTCTTGCGCTGGAGGATGCCTTTACACGTGTTCAAGACAAGAAGGCCAAGCTCATCGACATGAAGCTGAAGCTCAGCACCAAAGCTTTAACCGAGGAAGAAGCGGCTCTTCGAATCAAAAGGGCGCAGCTGGAGATTAAAAATCTGGAAGCGGAGGCGTGGTAGACTGGCAAAGCACAGCATACTTCATACGTTCTACTCTTCCGATAAATGGCGGAGTTTTCGCTTATCGTTGATCGCAGATCGCGGCAACCGATGCCAGCATTGCGGGAGAATCATTCCGAAGTCCATCGAGATCATCGGCCACCATAAAGTAGAGCTTACGCCGGAAAACGTCCATGATTATTCGATTAGTCTGAATCCGGCTTTGGTGGAGCTGATTTGTTTTGACTGCCATAACAAAGAGCATGGCCGTTTCGGCTATCAGGCTGCGAAATCGGTCTTTATCGTCTATGGTCCGCCGTTCTCAGGGAAAGCGGAACTGGTTCGGCAGCGCATGCGGCGGGGTGATCTGATCGTAGACATGGATAGGTTGTATGAGGCGCTATCCGGACTTCCTTACTACGACAAACCGGATGGATTATTCAGCAATGTCATCGGCGTCCACAACATGCTGATTGACAATATTCGGACACGGCTCGGGAAGTGGTCGACGGCATGGGTGATCGGCGGGTATGCAGATAAGTTCAAGCGAGAGCGAATGGCCGATAACTTGGGGGCCGAGCTTATCTTCTGTAACGTCAGCATGGAAGAATGCATCAGGCGGTTGGAAGCTGATGAAGATAGGCAGCAGCGCAAGGAAGAATGGCGTGGATACATCGAAAAATGGTTCAATCAATTCCACTGAATAGGGTGATATTTGTGGCTAAGTTTGTTTGTACGAAGTGCAGCAATACGTGGGAAGGTAAAGGTCCAGACAGGGACGGAGTTATCTGTGATGATTGTAGGATTACAAATATGGACGAGAACGAACTGTACGTCGAACAAATGAAGCATTGGTTTAAAGAACAAAGATTGCTCGGGAAACAGATCGAAGGAAGCATATTGTTTCATGAGGAAATGGCAAAGGTCAATCGCTTACAGCTTGATCTAAACGATAAGCGGATTGAGCTTGCGAGGGCTGAGTATAATGCTTGGGCCGAAAAGAATGGGTTCCCAATGTTTTGAGGGCTTCCCCAAAAACGCTTTATCGAAGTGAAGCGTAAGGGGGTACCCCCCCTGCTTTAACGCGATAAAGCATCTTTCCAGAC